GAATTAGTTATTCCTACAGTAGGCGAAAGTCTAATAACAAAAGCATTTGAAGCAGCTATAGAAAAAGTATTAGGTCAATTTAGCGAATTAAAAGAAGCAGAAGGATGTCCTTGTAATACTCCTCCAGGCGGTAAATGCACATGCCCTGCAGATTGCAAAGACTGTAACTGCAAAACAAATGAAGGCAACGCATTTGCTCACGCAGTACGCCAAGCCAAAATGAATGGCAAGGAAAAAGGCGACAAAGTACAAGGTCCAGACGGTGACGAGATTACAATTGAAAAAGATCAAAAGGCACCACTAGGCGAATTTATACTTTCATATTTTGATCGTGCAACAGGCCAGTTTCCAAAAGGTCCAACAGCCGTACTTACTATGGTAGAAAAAGAATACGGAGAACAATTTGTAAGGCCAGCACACGAGTTCATAGAACGCATAGACGCAAAAGTCGCAGAAGTAATGGGCTACAGAGAGGCAGAAGAAGAAGTTTATGATTCTTCAGAACTAGATAGAATTTCATCGTTAGCCGGTTTAAAATAATCGGCTAACATATTAAAAATCTTGCAAAAAACAGTTGACAAGATAAATAAACTTGTGTAGTATTATAACTGTGCTACACATTAAAGGCACAAATGCATAGGCAACATTATAGGAGGCAATACTATGGCATCATTAGCAGAAATCAGAGCAAAGCTCAAAGAACAAGAAAACCGTGCAGGTGGTAATACTAACACTGGTGGCGGTGACAACGCAATCTACCCATTTTGGAATATGAAAGAAGGCGATACGGCAACGTTACGCTTTTTGCCTGATGGCGACAACTCAAACACTTTCTTTTGGAAAGAGCGTTTGATGATCAAACTTCCATTTGCTGGTGTAAAAGGTGAAACAGATTCACGTCCAGTACAAGTACAAGTTCCATGTATGGAAATGTATGGCGAATCATGCCCGATTCTTTCGGAAGTACGTGGTTGGTTTAAAGATCCGTCACTAGAAGACATGGGTCGTAAATATTGGAAAAAGCGTTCTTATATCTTCCAAGGCTTTGTTGTTGATGATCCACTTAAAGAAGATTCACAACCTGATAATCCGATTCGTCGTTTTATTATTGGACCTCAGATCTTCCAACTAATCAAAGCAGCACTTATGGATCCTGATATGGAAGAACTACCAACAGATTACACTGCTGGTGTTGACTTCCGTTTATCAAAAGGTTCAAAAGGTGGTTACGCAGATTACGGTGCAAGTAACTGGGCACGTAGAGAGCGTCCGCTAGGTGATGCAGAGATGGCAGCAATCAACAATAACGGATTGTTTAATCTCAATGACTTCCTTCCTAAAAAGCCAGGTGATGTAGAACTTAAAGTTCTTACTGAAATGTTCGAAGCAAGTGTGGATGGAGAGGCATATGATCCAGATCGTTGGAGTCAATACTTCCGTCCAGCAGGTATGGCAGCACGTACTGGTGATCCAAACACACAGAACAATACTCCGGCACCTGCACCGCAACCAGCAGCAGCACCAGTTCAAGAAACTGTAAATGACACTGGTTGGCAAGATCCAGCACCTGCTCCAGCAGCACAACCTGCTCCAGCAGCAGAAGCAGCACCAGCAGAAAATAGTGGTGGTGCACAAGACATTCTTGCAATGATTAGAGCACGTCAGAATCAGTAAAAACAATGCTGTAGGCTTGTAATGCAAAAAACAAGTCTACAGCCTTTAACGGCTTTTTAGAATAGGAGATATACATGGCTACTAAGGCATTCGATCCCTCAAAGTTTCGAAACAGTTTAACTAAATCTATTAAAGGTATGAGTGCAGGCTTTAATGATCCACAGGATTGGATCAGCACAGGCAACTATGCACTCAACTATCTGCTCAGTGGAGACTTCCGTAAAGGTATTCCACTTGGCAAAGTGAGCGTGTTTGCAGGTGAATCAGGTGCAGGCAAGTCTTACATTGTGTCTGGTAATATTGTAAAGTCAGCACAAGAGCAAGGCATCTTTGTTGTGCTCATTGACAGTGAAAACGCACTTGACGAATCTTGGCTACACGCACTAGGCGTAGAGACTACAGAAGATAAACTTCTAAAACTTAACATGGCAATGATCGATGATGTTGCTAAAACTATTTCAACATTCATGGACGATTATCGTGGAATGAACGAAGAAGATCGTCCTAAGGTGTTGTTTGTAGTTGACTCACTAGGTATGCTTATGTCACCAACTGAAGTTAATCAGTTTGAAGCAGGTGATATGAAAGGTGATATGGGTCGTAAGGCTAAAGCACTTAAAGCACTTGTAACTAACTGTGTTAACATGTTTGGTTCGTACAATGTAGGCATGTGTGTAACTAATCACACTTATGCATCACAAGATATGTTTGATCCGGACGATAAGATTTCAGGCGGTTCGGGCTTTGTGTATGCAAGTTCTATGGTTGTAGCAATGAAAAAGCTAAAACTAAAAGAGGATGCAGACGGCAACAAAACTTCACAAGTACATGGTATTAGAGCAGCGTGTAAAGTTATGAAAACACGTTACGCTAAACCCTTTGAAGCAGTGCAGGTTAAGATTCCATACGAAACAGGTATGGATCCGTATTCAGGTATGTTTGATTTGTTGGAAGGCAAAGGCTTGCTTGAAAAACAAGGCAACCGTTACAAGTATATCGACAGTAACGGTGAAGAAACACTAGAATATCGTAAAAACTGGACAGGTGAACTACTCGAAATGATCATGTCGGATCTACCAGCAAAAGAAGCACAATTGGTAAATATCGACAATACAGACGAAGAAGCTGTAATTGATCATAACGAGGAGTTAGTCGATAATGAATGAAGAATTTGTTGCTGATATTTGGACGCTATTTAAACCATACTTTGATAAAAAACATATCGAAATGGCAGCTGAAAAGTTTGTGGATGTTATTATAGATTACGGTCTTGATGACACACAACTTCAAGACATGCTTGGAACTGACAAGCATCTTGACGCTGCTATACAATATTATCTTGAGATGGATGAAGTAGATCCTGATGCATATGATGAATGGGATGATTAATGGGATGGTATAGTCAAGTAAGTCGTGATATTACACAAATACCCGCGGCTGTACAGCACTTTGAATCCGAACTAATTGAAGCAAAACGTGAATGTAATATCAGTGGCAGTATTGAAAAAGCTGCCGCTGCTATGCCAGGCATTGTTGAACATCGTTTCAATCAACTGCAAGAAATTGAAGCAATACTTGAATATTTAAATATTGAGCTACGTAAATTGCGTAGCTCATATTTTAAAAAATATCTTGAAAACTACCAACGTGCATTAAGCAGTCGCGATGTAGAAAAGTATGTTGACGGCGAACAAGATGTATGTGACTATGAAAAAATCATTAACGAGTTTGCTCTTGTTCGCAACAAATGGTTAGGTGTACTAAAGGCACTTGATCAAAAACAATGGCAACTTACTAACATTGTTAAACTCAGAGTTGCTGGTATGGAGGATGCAACTTTGTAAATAACATATGAGCAAAGTTGTATTAGTTACAGGCGGATTTGATCCATTACATAGTGGACATATCGAATATTTTAAAGCAGCAAAAGAACTAGGTGATCACCTTGTAGTAGGTGTTAACAGCGACAAATGGCTTACCCGTAAAAAAGGTAAGCCATTCATGCCTTTTATTGAAAGGGCAACAATTATAAAAGAACTTGCGTGTGTAGACGAAGTCATTGCATTTGACGACAGTGACGATACGGCGTGTCTTGCTATAGGACAAGTGTTATCTACAAAAGCGACTAGTTGGAAATTGATATTTGCCAACGGTGGCGATAGAACAAATAAAACAACACCAGAATATGAAACTTGGGGAGATCACCCTGATGTAACATTTGCCTGGGGCGTTGGTGGAAAAAATAAAAAGAATTCAAGTAGTTGGATACTAAAAGAATGGAGTCAGCCTACTACGCAACGTGCATGGGGAAGTTACACAGTACTACACAAAGGCGATGGTTGGCAAGTTAAGCAACTTGAGTTTGATGCAGGTAAAGAACTAAGTGATCAACGCCATTCTAAACGTTCAGAGCACTGGCATGTTGTTGAAGGTATTATACGTATGGATTTAGAGTATCAAAATGGAGATACTAAATCTAAAACATATTACCCCGGAAGCAGTATTGACATTCCACATAGAACATGGCACAAGGCAACTAACATAGGTGATGTAACTGCTAGAGTTGTAGAAGTTTGGATGGGTGTAACACTCACAGAAGAAGATATTGAAAGAAGAGATTAATGAAAGTATTTGTAGGATACGATCCAAGAGAAGATATTGCATATCAAGTATGCAAGCACAGTATTTTGAATAAGCAACCAGATGCTGATGTAAGACCGTTAGTACAAAAAGACTTGAGAGATGCAGGGTGGTACACTCGTCCTGTTGATAAACTTGCAAGTACTGAATTTACATTTACTCGTTTTCTTGTGCCTGAGCTCACAAACTTTGAAGGTTGGGCGTTGTTTATGGATTGCGATATGATCCTTACAACTGATATTAAAGAATTGTTTGATCAAGCAGATGACAAATACGCTGTAATGTGCGTACAGCATGATTATAAAGTTAAAGAAAGCTACAAAATGGATGGACAAAAACAGACAGTCTATCCACGTAAAAATTGGTCAAGTGTTGTTCTTTGGAACTGTGGTCATCCTAGTAATAAAGTTTTAACACAAGATCAAGTTAACAGTTTAGAACTAAATGGTGCATACTTTCATCGCTTTAGTTGGCTCAAAGATGAAGAAATTGGAGAATTAGATCATACATGGAATTACTTGGTAGGTGTATACAACGATTTAGAAAAGCCCAATTTAATACACTACACAGAAGGCGGACCGTGGTTTGAAAATTACAGAGATTGCGAATTTCACAAACTGTGGAAAGCAGAACTATTTGATATGATGAATAATTAATGATTTGTGTTAGTAAAAATAATAAAGACGAAATTATCAATGCATTTGCAAGTGGTGCAAAATTAAAGACAACATCTGAACTACCAGAGTTTGATGTGCCAGAACCTGTGATTTTTAGAAGCATAGTAAAAAGAGAATTTATTCAATACAGACTAGAACACAATCTACCTTTTTATTATGTAGACAGCGGATACTTTGGAAATTTTAAATCTACACAAAATCCAGAAGGTAAAAAGTTATGGCATCGTATTGTAAAAAACGGATTACAACACAGTAATATTATTCCAAGAAAAGATGATAGATGGAAACGTTTTGGCATTGATATACATAAAACTAGAGGCATTGGTAAACATATTTTGTTGGTATTGCCCAGCGAAAAGCCATGTAAATTTTATGATTTAAATTTAAAAGACTGGACCGAACAAACAATTGTAGAAATACAAAAACACACAGATCGTCCTATACGTATTAGAGAAAAAGAAAAGCTGAGAGCAGATAGATTAAAAAATACAATATATCAAGATCTTGATGGTGCTCATGCTATGGTAACATTTCAAAGCATAGCAGCCGTTGAAAGTACAGTATTTGGTGTACCAGCATTTACACTTGCACCTACTGCCGCTGATCCTGTGTGTAACAAAGATTTAAAAGACTTAGAAAATCCTAGAGTTGTTAAAAAAGAAAAGTTAATAGAATGGGCAAGTCATTTAGCATATGGACAATTTCATATGCACGAATTGTTTGACGGAAGAGCATACAGGATGTTATTAAAAGATGAAAGTAATTAGTTATTTGCAAACGGTTCCTGGAGCACATGCTAACTATAACCGTAGAACAGAAAAAGATATGATATTAAAAAACTTTGTTGAAGGTGTACAGAGGCAAGGCGATGTTGCTCAACTTCAATATGGTAAACAAATAATTTCTAGCAGCGATGTTGGTGTAATACAAGGTTGGGTACATGATAAAATTGATACACCGCATTTGCGTATGAGAAAAATATTAATTGACTACTACACAAATAATAATAAAAAATTAATTACAGCAGATGCTAACTTATTTTTGTTTGCTAATAAATTAAACCCACATCATTATCTACGTTACAGTTTTAATGGCATATTTCCAAACACAGGAATATATTGTGATGACAAACCTCAACCTCATCGATGGGAACAAATACAAAGAGATTTAGATATAACTGTTGGAGCAAGAAAAACAGCTGGTTCTAAAATATTGTTTTGTTTACAAAGAAATGGCGGTTGGAGTATGGACGGACGAGATGTTATTGACTGGACTGTTGATACTATAAACGAAATTAGAAAATATTCTGATAGAACAATACGTCTAAGAGCACACCCCGGAGATAAAAAGTCATATCTGTATTTTACACCAAAAAATCCAAAGTTCAAAGGCATTACAAATATAGAATTCAGTGAGCCAGGAATACCAATTGAACAAGATTTAAAAAATACATGGGCAGTAGTAAATCACAACAGTAGTAGCATAGTTGGTCCTATTATATACGGCTATCCTGCATTTATTACAGACCCTGATAGAAGTCAATGTGCAGAAGTTGCACACTCGTCGTTTG